AAAGAGAATCGAATCAATCTGTACCCAGGTTAACCCACAGCCACTGAGGGAGGCTTGATCAGGCAGGGCTGCTTTACTGTTGAGCACAGCCACCAGCATCAGACTATTCGCCCCAGGGGTGATAGACGCAGTGGAGACATACGACGCAGCGTCGTTGTTGAATCCTTCTGCGAGTCGGTTGGTTGCGATGATGGCCATTATAGTGCGCTCACCGTGACACTTCCCAATCGACCCGGACCTCGTTTATGCCGCCCGGCGCGGCTTGTAACTCGATGAAAAAAAATGTCGTGTTCTTTAAAATATAGTACGCCGATAACGCGGCCAGGGGCGGAGCCCCGAGGTTCACCCCCGCCGCCAGCCGGATGCCATAGTTTGCATCTGGCTGGTCCGTCAAGACGACCTGAATCTGGGTCGTCGCACCAACAAACACCACAGTGCCCCGCTCTCGGCCCGGGATGTAGCTCACCAAATCATACCGCTCCGCGTCGCCGGCGAGAAGATTGTAAAATTTATTGTGGCCGTAAGTAGCGCGAATTTTCGACACGTTCCCAGGGACATTCTCGACGATCACATGCGTCACAGAATCCAGTGCCGCAAAATCATTGCCCTCGATCGCCACCATGACCGGTAGATCTGCTTGGGCGCCCACGGCAATTTTATGGGGGACGTTCGAGCCTGCAACTCCGAGGTAATTGCCAATCACCCGCAGTGGGCCAGAAAATTGATAGACGATGATGCGCCCATCTGTCGGTGTGAGCGAGGCGAACTCGCAGCACTCGATAGTCACAGGCTGGTGAAACTGTGACGGAGAAGGGCAGTTCAGCAACCTGTTGGACACCTCACTGACTAAACCGTGGACAAGGATCGCATCAGATGTCAGTGGGCCTAGCTCGAAGTCCGTATCATTGTTTGAGGCAACGCCCTTATACCACTTGAATGCGCCGCCACCGACGCCCAAACTTGTCGCGACACCCCGCCCGCACAATTGCATCATGCAGTGAGTGAACTCATTCCCGCGGCTCTGCTCGTGCTCAATCGAGAAGGCCGCCTGAATCGCCCCGGCAACGTCTACGTGATCGAATCCACCAAGATCGTTATTGGGCGCGCCGGGTCCAGTGCTGAGAATCTGCACCCCTTTCTGCGTACAATCCACGGTGAGACCCAGCACCAGGTCCTGAAGGCGCGCCTTCGTCACAGTGCCTGGTGGTGCGACGGTCGTGTCACACCATAATTCAATCAGTGCCGAGGGGACTGCACTGGCATTCCCCGCAACGGTAAAGTGAGACAAGGAGGGATACGAGCAATTGCGCAAGCGCAGTACGGGCACGCCGGCTGAAGAGACCGGCACCAAGGCGCTGCGTGCACTCACGGAGCGACCAACACCCTCCATTGCGAAGCCGACCACGCTATCGGCCAGCACGGTCCCGTTGACATAATAGCCCTGGCCAGTCAGCAGTAATTTTGCGATGGCCAATCGCGTCGTCGGATGCGTGATCGCACTGATCGCCTTGTTGATCGCGGCCAGATTGGCCGTGGCACTGGCGGTATTGAGATCGCCCTTGGCGCCAAACCAGCCCACGGGAAGCAATCGGAGAAAGCGATTCTGGCTCAAGTCTATGGTGCCCAGGCCGCCGAAGATTTGTCGCTCCGTGGGCGCAACGAACGGGCAGAGCGGGATCACGGTGACGCCCGCATCGACAGACAACAGACCGTCACCCTCGAACTGGAAATTGATATTGTCCGGGATCGTGACATTAGCCACCGCAGTGAGCGGCGAGGTCACTTTCAGTGTGCGCGGTGAAGCGCCGATATTTGTCACGGCGTCATTGAGCGAGGCGTAGCGCGAGGCATTGATAGTTTCAGGCCCACCCGTGCGATCAATGTCGTTCAGGATTGACAGCATCAGCGCCAAGGAGAACCGCTCTGGATCGTCGGGCAGGTCCCAGCCGTATACGTCAGATAATGCCATTTTTTCCTTCACCTCGGCGCAGGGGAAATGTCTGTGCGCGCCCAGGGCGGGTGATCGTCTGCCCGTCGGGCTGGATGATCTCCTCCATCTCCGTATGTATGAGTCTCCCCTCTTGCTGATCCAGAGACCACTGATGTGATCCCTGAGGATATTGCGTGATCAACCCATAGACCTCGCGCGAGATCAATACTTCATCCGCCGCTGGCGTGCTCTCCGCGCTGGGGCCTGTGCGCCGCGTGATCTGTACCACGCGCCCCTGGCTATCAATCGTGAGGGTATGTTGCTCGTGCATCATCGACTCTTCACGGTGAACGTGGCGAAGGAGGGGAACCGCAGATCTCCGACATAATTCGAGGTCCCGATATTGGTGTCGAAGTACGCCTGGATTTTGTAGGTATAGGTCGCGCCGGACGGGACGTTGTTCTCGTGCGCGAGCATGACGTAGATGTCTTCAGTGCGGAATGTGGCGCCGGTCTTAATCACGGTGCGCCCATTGGCGGTGTACTTTGCCACACCATCACGCAAGGCTCTCCATCGTAATTGGTTCAGTTCGTCGTCGGTCTTGTAACGAAATGTGAGGTTTCCCTGGATTTGTACTTGCGCATCGATCGCCTCGGCGGGCACCACCACCCCGGAGATAGTCATAATGTCCGTCCAGGCATTATCCGGTAGTGAGATTGGCGAACCATCGACGAGCGACCCTTCGTTGACGTTGGTCTCTGCACCCAGGCGAATAGAGACCGCGCTCGTACCATCAATGTTGCCTGTGTAGTTGGGGTTCACCGCGCCGGTCACGCGCCACCCGGCGATCTGTTGGAGTGGCCCAATCTCACGACCCAGCCTGGTCACGCGGTAGGCCGCGATCCCATAGCTCACACTGTGATCCTGCGGCCAGCTCTTGGTGTAATCGAGCGCCGTGTCGCCGAGGTCCTGCACGTTGCCGGTGGGCGTGGTGATAATACCAGCCTGGTAGTAGAGCACAAATCCGTCTGCTGGCTTTGCGCCTTGGGTGTACGTCCAGGAGAGCTTGTCGGTCCGGCTACCGTCCTTCAGGTCGGTGCTGACAATCGAGAGTGCCGCTGGATTATTCGTTGGCGCGCCGGTCTCCAGGTGGGGGACCTGGATAATTTCTCCCAGATTTGCCACTTCCCCGTCTTGAAAGGCAGGGTCATTGTTGATGTTGCGCGCTCGCACGCTCAGTTGTACGTCTTCACCCGGGGGAAACCGCAACTCGCTGGCAACGCTCGCCTGGCCCGGCGTCACCTCCACGACGGACTCAGAGAAGATGCCCGCCTGTCCCGACAGCCGCACGCGCCAGACCAAGTGCGTCACGTTGACCGCTGGCGCAGTAGCGGTGACTGGTCCCCAGACTTCATCTTGTCCGCTCGGACTGGTGCGGATCACCATCGCGCCCAGCGTCAGGCCCGTTGGCGCCGCAGGAAAGGTGAAGCGGTAGTCGGTGAGATAGGCCGCCTCGGGCAGTGGCGTGCAGGTCGCATCCGGCTGCGACCAGATGTCCGAGTACGGCATCAGGTCGAGTGTAATCGCGCCGGATCCGCTCACTTTGCGCTGGACGAAGAACTCCTCGCCCGTGATCTTGCGCGAGGGAGCATACAGTTTCACGCGTCCACCCAGGGGCACCTGCATCAATTCCGGCGCGCCGGTCACGGTGCGGATCGTCCCTTTCGCCAGCACCTCGGCACGGTAGCGCGCCTCTTTCTTGAGCGTGGCGAGATGACCGAGAAATTCGCTCTTCTCCTCTTTGTCGATGCCCTTGCCGGCTGCCGTAATCGGGTCCGTGGTCGCCAGATATTTCGGCGTGCCGGTGAAGCCCCAATCAGGCAAACTACTCAGCACGTATTTCTTGACCCGAGTCTGGGCACGCGTGTTGAGATCGGTGAGGACGTTGGCAATGTTGGTCCAGTTGTACGGCTTGAGATCGCCGAACCCGAGTTGGATCGGCGCGACGGGATGCGCTGCTGCGGCATCGACCAGGTACGTGTATCGCTGCGCTGCGTTGCGGTCGAGCAGTGCGCCACGCAGCATCACGAAAGGCAAGAGGTCAAGGGCCGGTGTGCTACTCCATAATCCCCCAGAGAGCTGATAGCCCAGGGTGCTGTAGGCAGTGACCGCGGCTGCGAACGTCGTCGCATCACAGGACAAGCCTAGCCCATGCGTTGCGTCGGAGAGGAGGAACAGAATCGCAGTGGCTGGGTTACTCAATTCCGTGCAAATCACGTCAGCCCAGATCGGCAAGGAGTTGCCGTTGCGATCGCGCTGCGCAATGGCGAAGCGTACCACCAGGTAGCCGACCGGACTCTCGATGAGCTGGTACTCGCTGGGTGGGACCACCTGGCCAGTTCCACGGTAGATGGTCGCGAGGGTGAACGTCCCCGTCTGGTTGCGACGAAAGGCGCCGTAGTCGTAGCGCAGCCCCGCAATCTCGCTGACCTTGTACAGTGGCACTTTACGCATGGTGCCGAACGGGATCCGGATAGACGGGTCAGATTCACGTGCAAGAGTAAGATCAACGGTCGGATAGACATCAATCAATTTCCGGCGCGGCAGGAGGTTCTTGAAGATGTCCTCATCGTCCGCGCTCACCTCGATGGCAAGATCATCGGACCCGGAGAGCGAAGCGATCACCCCGGAGATTTCGTCGAGCGTCGTACTGCCATCGAGATCGCGGAGTCTGACCGTCATCGCGTCGCCGATATTCTCATCGCCAAAGGGCAACGCAGTCGAAGTATCACACTCCGGGTCCTCCAGGTCCCTATTGAGAAAGGGCACGGTTGCCCGCCGGGCAAGCTGTACCCCGGTGAAGCGATCAGGCAATGCGCGGCTGATTTCGACGGAGCCTGCGAGGAACTTGAGATAGGTAGGCGCGCGCTTGTGTTCATAATCACAGAATCTGCGGGTCGAAGTCGAGCCGGTCTCGAAGCCTGCCGGCTCGAAGCCCGCTTCTTCGAAGCCGCCCAGCCCGTCGTCACGGATATGGTCTACCTGTGATTGCGGCGCGCTCATTGTGCCTGCCTCACTGGGAAAGAAATCTCACGATAGAACCGTCCGTGATGTTGGTCTTGTGGCGGCCCAGTGCGCCACAAGTAATACACTTCCTGGTGTGCGCCGGCGTTGACGTTCCAGAAAAGCAGAAACGGCGCATCCTCCGTCGCCGCAATCAGGTCGAGATAGAGAGGCAGTTGCGCGAGGGTCAGACCGAAGCCAAAGTCCCACGTCCTGGCCTGATTCCCCATCTTGCGCCGGAAGTAAAAGCTCTCTTCCTCCACGATCTCCGCCGGCTCCGTGCGGCTGCCAGCCGTGCCCATCCGTGTACTGCGGCCCAGGGTGATGAGGTTGGCACACAGAAAAACGGTGGCGAGCGAGAAGGCGGATGCGCCATCCGTCGGCGTTTGGGTCGGGATCACGGTCCGCACATAGCGTTTGGTGAAATCCCCGATCACGCTGGCCTTGCGGTAGCCGTCCTCGCGGTCAAGGGCCAGCGCAGCGGACGCGCCGGGGATAGGATCAAATACCACATTGTCGGCAGAATAGGTGAGGGTCCTGGTGGTGAAGTTGCCGTGCAGCTCATGCACGGCCTTTACGAGTTGTGAGGAACCCAGATCACAGGTGTAGGTCTGCTCTGCGGTGCTGGTGCTGAGCGCCTCGCGGAGTGGGCGCTCACGCTGGGCGAGACGCGAGGCAGGTGCATTGGCATCCGCCGCCGGGCTAGCCGTGACGGTGAAGGCATGAAAGCTGGTGCAGATTTGAAATTTGCCCATACTCAGTGCCCTGTGACCTCGCGGAAGGCGGACCGGACCCGCGCATCTGAGCGCAGGGTCTGGAGGAGTGTCTCGACAAAGGCATCCGCCGCGGCGGCGCCGTCCTTGCGGCATCCGCCAGTGATGACCACCGCGCCCGGTGGCATCATCACAGAAAGAGATATGTACTTGGGTGCGGGGTTCGTGAGCCCGGAGAGCGTCGACATCTTTGCACTCGCCATCCGAGAGAGCGGCTGCGCCCAGACGTATTCTGGTCCCGCTTCTCCGACTTCAATCCGCGTGCGGCTCTGGAAGATGCGGTTCAAGCCCGTCGCAGCGTGCACCTCTACGCCGAGACCCTGGGCGATGGTGTCACGAATCTGTGCCAGCAGGTCCTCCTGCCGAAGCCCGGAGTCCAGCAGTTGCTGGTCGATAGAGGCCGCTGCGGCAGTAGCTTGGTTACGGATCGCCTCAAGCTCTGCGATGATTGCGTTGAACTCCCCCAGGTACGCGGTGCTCGACACGCCAAACACGTCTGCGCTGAGACCTGATTGCCGATTGAGGACATCGCCCAGATCACGGAGAATCTGCGGGACTGCATCAGGGTCTGCGGTGGCCAGACTTGCGCGCAGTGCTTGCTCTCGTTCTTTCAGGAGGCCGAGTTGCTCCGTGGGCAGGAGCGGCGATTGATCGCTAAAGAGCAGCGAGTCGATAATCCCTTGAATATCTTTGCCGAGAGTGCGGAACTCATTCGAGATACCCTGCACGGAATCGGCGACCTCACCGAGTGCGTCCGGCAACAGCCCGGCAGCCGAGAGAATCTGCTGGAGACTGTCGTAGGCCACACCCAACCGGTCGGCCATGATTTCAATCTGGTCATTGGTGAGCGCGAACGGATCGGTGAGATCGATGCCAGCAAAAATAGACTCGATATTGTCGGTGAAAACTTTGGCAATAATGGCATCGCGGGCAATCCCTTTGACCACCTCCGCGAAGGCCGCTTCCATCTCTCCGGTCGATAGCCCGTCGGCAAAGCCGCGTGAGAGCGCATCGCCAGCAGACTGGCCAATGTCGTTGGCAACCGCCACGATCCGGGCGGCTTCCTCACTGATGGTGTTGGCATCGAGATGGAAGTCAGCCAACTCTAGCCCCCCCAGCCCGGCTGCTTTGCGGATCGCATTGAGCTGGATCACCGCTTCTTCAAATGGGATCAGCCCCGCGCGCACTTGCAGCGCCAAGGCCTCGACCCGGGCATCCATCAAGCCGGTCGCTTGCGCGGTCTGGAGAAATTCCTCTGACAAGAAACGAGCAGCAAGTGCCGATTCATTGATGACCGGCGAGAAGGCGGTGAAGATTTCCAGCGTACCAGTCAGAATGTCACCCAGGGTGAGGATATCAGTCTGCCCCTCACGCACTTCCTCACGGTATTCTTTCAGCGAGAGCTGATTGTCTTTGGCGAACGCGCCACCAAGCGCGTCGTTGACATCGCGGATGGATTGCAACAGGTCGAAATCCATCGCATCAGCGAGCCGCAGGACCTCAGCACGCGCTTCTTTTGCCGAGAATCCGGCTTGCTCGAATGCCGCCTGGCTCAAGTTGCCGAACCGCTTGACCGTGCCGATCCCGCCCTTTTTTGCCTCTAAAGCGAAGCTCACACCGAGTGCGGACAGCGCTCCCTCGATGGCATCGAAATTGGCTTCTGCCGCGTCCCGTATTTTCTCGATTCCTTTGAGCGGGACATCGACATCGAATACCTGCTCGAGGAATTTTTTCAGTCGCTTGCGTTCTTTCTCGATGCGTTGCGGCGCGAAAAAAGGATCGAAGAAAGAGCCGAAGAATGCCCCAAGCTGCCCGCCAATCGCGGCGCCTTGCGGACCGCCGAAATAGGCGCCAATCGCGGCGCCCGCGACGGTCCCGGCGCCAGTGCCATATTTGCCTGTGCTGAAAGCAGACCCAGCCGTCGCCCCGATAGAGGCAATAGAGGCAACACCAAAGGCACTTCCCCAGGACGTTCCTGCCTGTGTCCCCGCCTGCCCTGCCCCGGATGCCGTTGAGCTAAAAATCCCCGGTATGGACCCCTGCGAATTCCCTTGCACGATGGAGGTACCATTCTTCAGAAACTCGTCTGCGAAATTCTCTCCAGCAAAAATGCCCCCCTGCTTAAAAATACCGCCGAGAATCCCGCCGCCCTTATCCACACCAACCAGCTCATTGAAATTGCCGATGATCTGGTGCTCTTCTTTCGATTTGCCGAAGAAGATGCCGTGGATCAACTCCTTGCCGATCTCTTCGCCTTTCTTCCGGAAGGCCCGGGTCGAGAGCTTGCGATCAAACAGGTCATCGAGAAAATCAGCCCCGACGTCTTTCAGGTCACCAGTGGTGAGCAGGGCATCGGTGAGCGCGGTCGTTTTCTTGCGCAGCTCCTCGATCTTGGCGGTCGCCGCAGCGATCTTGCCAGGCAGTGCGTCAAATGGGATCAGCCCCTCTTTTGCCATCTCCTGAAAATGGCGTGTGACATCGAGAATTTGCCGGTCAAACTCATCCAGCCCAACGCTATCAATGTCATGCTGAATATCCTTGAAAAAATCATCAAGCTGAATGGCCCCAAGGGCTTCCCGTTCTTTGCGCAGCGCGGCGGTCGCTTCGTCAGTTTTCTCGGTGATGATCGCTTGGGAGAGACCGCCTGCCTTACCAAGTTCCTCGATCCGCTTTTTCACATCGCGGATCTGCTTCTCAAAATCTGTTAGCCCGGCGGTATCGGCATCGAACGTGAGGTCCTTCAGCAATTCGTCAATCTGAAAGGTGGCCGTCACCGCTGCAAGCTGTCGCACGGCTGCCGTGGTGTCGGTGACGGCGGTCTCGATTTCGCCGAATCCGAGCGAGCCTTTTGCTCCAGCCTCAAGAATTCTATCGGTGACATCGAGGACACGCTGTTCGACCTCGGGCAATCCCACACTGATGATATCGACTGCGAGGGATCCCTGAATGGTAGCGATAGCCTCACGCGCCTGGGCCGTGGCTTGGGCGGTAGCCTTTGCAGCCTTATCTGCTGCCGTTTCTGTCTTACCGAGGGCCACTGCTAATTCGGTATCCAGCGCGCCGCCGGTCTGCGCAGCAGTGTGCCCAAGTTGTTGCGTCTGTCCTTCGAGCTTTGCAAATTCATCGGTCAGGGTTTGCATCTCGGCGCGAATTTCGTCTGCGCGCGCGCCAAATCCGGGGAATAATGAATCGGCCTGCTCCTCTTGCACACGGACAAATTCTGCCTGGAGCGCGGCCAGTTCCTCGTTGATTTCTTGCATGCGGCCCTGCCGGCCGATGGTATTGGCTTGCAGGACGACAGACAGGATATCGGCCGCTGCCTTGGCCAGAGGTCCTAATTTCTCCAGCGCTGTAGTAATGACGGGGGCAAGACCAATCAGCGCCCCTTTGAACTGCTTATCGAGGGCGGCGGCGGCGGCGGTAAACTTATCGTTGAGTTCCGCCCCACTCTTCACCAGGTCATCAGTGATGACATTCCCCGTGTCGTGCGCCTCTTGGCGCAACTGGGCGAGCACGCCGCTCCCTTGCTGGAGCACGGGGATCATGGACGCGCCCCCTTTACCTAAGAGAGCAAGGGCAATCTGTGCACGCTGGGCTGGGTTGGGGATCGCGGCAAGTTTATCAGCGATGAGGTCGAGGGCTTTCAGTGGATCAGCGGCCAGGGCTTTTGCATCCACGCCCAGCGCCTTCAGGACTTTACTGGCTTCGCCGGTGCCAGACGCCGCTTTGCCTAAGTTCTGCTCGAACTTTTGCAGGGCAATGGTAAACGCTTCGGCTGAGGAACCAGACTGTGCAGCCGCAAATTGCCATTCTTGGAGTTGTTCAGCGCCAATCCCTAATTGTTGTGCGGTATCATGGATAGCATCCGCGCTCTGTAAAGCCCCAGTCGTCAGCCGCGTCAGACCACCAACAAACCGCGCGGCCAATTGGAGGCCCTGGTTCAGCGTGACGATACTGGCCTGGAACTTGGAGAATCCGCCCTTGCCAGTATTCGTAATTGACTGGTCGATCTTCTTGAGCTGCGATTGGGCCTCACGCCCAAAGGTACTCAGGCGACCCTCTATCCCCTTGAGCGCCGCCTCGAATTTATCGCTGCGACCAATCAGCTCAACAACGAGGTTGCCTAATTTCGTCTCGGTCGCCATCGCTACGACTCTTGCTCCTCATCGTCTGCTTCGATACCAGCGGTGATGCGTGTCCACTCCTGGGCGAGGCGCTCTTCTGCAGTGAGGAGGAAGGGGAAAATATCTTCAGGGTGCACGGGGTCGGCCTCCGGTTTGCGGTTGACGTTGTAGATCGCCGATGCAATCGTTCCGGCGCGACGATAGGCCCCTTTCTCGCGCTCTTGCAGGCCACGGTAGGCGGCCAGTAACTCAGGCAAGGTGCTCTGCCAAAACACCTGGGGCGACCAGCCGAGTTCCCCCATGCCCATGGCCATCAATCGTGGCCAGTTCAGGCGGCCGTCGCGGACAAAGGGTCGGCGCTCTCCTCCAGCTTTGCGTCTGCAGCGTGGCCGTCATCCTCGTCCGACTCTGTGCCAGCGGGCTGCTGTACCTCCAGCAAGTTCAGTGCACCCGTGACGAGCAGAGTCGCCGCCCGATAGCGATCCATAAATGCCACTTGCGCGAGCAACTCCGGGACTTCTACTTGCTTGGGACGTGGATCGGCTTTGCGAAAGGCACGAACCAGCACTGCTTTAATATGACGAGCCTGGGCCTCGCGCACGCTCAGTTGTCTGAGCAGTTCTATCGCGCCAATGCCAAGGCTCTCTTCCAGTTGTTCGAGGTCATCGAGTGTGAGCGCGAGGGTGTACTCTGTCTCGCCAATCAGCAGCGCGTATTCCCCACGATTGATATTTGCCATTAAATCAACAGCACATCCCCCGTCGAGTCGGTTTTGTGCTGCTCCTGTGTCGAGCGGTTGCAAACGTTAATTATTGAGCCACGTGATGCCGCCACTGCGCTTGATGACGCAGGGCATCTTGACGGCCGTGCGCGTCTCGAACGGCCCGATACCCCAGCGTTTGACGTGCCCCTGGAAAATCGCGGTCTCGATCAGCACGCCCAGCCGCTTGATTTCGTTTTTATAATACCGAGGCGTTTGTGCCTCCTGGTCCTTGCGCATCTGGATGTGGGCCGCATTCAGTGGATCCGAGTAAAAGCTGTAGGCGACATCCTGCGGCTCACCAATCCCGCCGATGAACTCGGCCTCGACCGAGTCCAGGTCGGTCACATCAACATCTGACGATTCTGAGGTGATCTCGCCGATGGACTCGCACTGTGTGACTTTCGTCCACGGGCCGGTCGCGGAATCACCATAATAGAGGGCTGCGCCCTTACCGATTTGCTTCGCCATGAGTCACTCCTTGTGTGGCCACATGGCACCGTCGAGTGTGCCGTCGAGAATAGATGCGCGGGCAGGGCGGCCTCGACGTTCCGCCTCTTTGTCCCGTCGGACTAGCCCGCGCATGGTGCTGCATCTCTACGCAGACGTGCCTTCGATGATGACGTCATAGGTGACACTTGTCCCGGCGCCGCTGTTCGTCACTGTCAGCAGATCGGCAGTGCCGGCAGTGATGGCAATGCCAGCCACCCCCGGCGCCACCCACACAAAGATACCGCCAGGCAGTATGCCAATCCCATCGCCAGCCGCAAGGAAAACCGGCGCTCCGTTGGCCGCAGGCCGTGTCACGTTGACGTTGTTCGTATTGCCGGCCGCAGCGGCGATTATCACCTTTTTGATTTTTGCCAGGGTGAAGGCATCGCCGAGCGCGTCGGTCAAGACGCCCGACAGGTCAAGGTCCTCTGTCGCACTGGCAGCGAGAGTCCGCTGCGCACGGTATTGCTTGTCTGCCTGGTCAGCACCGACGCCACTCGCCCAGGTGTAGTTTTTCGAGTAATTCAGCTCTTCCTTGGGCGTGCCGAGCCCCGCTGCGCCAGCCAGGGTCGAGACAAGCGAGATCATCAGTTGTGATACGAGACTCATAATGTGATACTCCTTTCCGGTTTAGGGGTCGACAATAATCTCAAACTCTTGGCGCACGCCCAGCAGTCCAGCGGCGCGCGACTCCTCGTCAAAGACATCCTCTTCGTTTTCCCTTGTAATGCCATGTATCGGCAGACCTCCCAGCGTGGCAGTCACAGCGACCAGGACATCGTGAATGGTCTGGGCGGCGCGCTTGGCGCGCACATAATCGTCGTCCCAGACGATCACTTCCATCGTTGCCGATCGCAGCCCTTCTTCCTCAAGTGTCTGCGTCACATCGCTGCGGGCACGGCGATAGGTCACCGCGGGCACGGCAACCCCTTGGGGCAGGAACACCGGATACAGGCGCGTGCCAATCAGCGCGGCGACTGTCGGTGCGGTGCTCAAGCAGCTATAGAAGCCCTCTTCTAACAACATCACTACACCGCCTTCTCCAGTTGCTCACGGAAGACCTGTTCCATCGCGTGCTGGGCCGCGGCGCGTGTGCTCTCCAGGGCCGGGCCCAGGAAAGGACGGGCACGGACGCCCGGATGGGCGACCGCCCACCGAAACACGCGGAGGCCGCCGGTGCGAATGACCAGGCGCGCGCGTTGTGTGCGCGTCTGCTTGCTGATGATCGCGCGCGTCTTGGGATCGATGACGCGGCGGGTACTACCAGCGGTGATACGATGGGCCTTCGCTCCAGTCTCAGCGAAGCGCAAATAAAAAGCAACGCGACGAAAGCCGACCTGGACGATAGCTTCCTCACGGCTCTGCCCGCGCCGGTCACGAGTGACGATTTTGGTGCGGCTAAAGCCGGTCAGGCGCGGAGCACGCCGACGAGCCTCGTCACGGACGACGCGGCCGGCCGCCCGGACGGCCCGTTTCAGGGAAGCCTGGGGAAATTTCCGCAGCGTGCGGACACGCAGCTTCAGATCCTTCATGCCCTCGATCTCCGCCATTAGAGAATCACCTCCCGGCACAGCAGTTCGAGTTCGCGGTTGTGCTCTTGCAGATTGATGATGCTCTCGATCAGGAGAGCGCGTGTACCATATTGCAAGCGCATAGTGGGTATGAGCCCGGGCCGGTAGCGCATCCGCACCCGGTGTGACAATTCGGCATTGACTTGCTGGGCGGCAAAAAATTCCCGACCGGCCAGCGGCTCAATGGCAACCGACACGGCAGCAATATCTTGCCACGTCTGCACCTCGGCTCCGGCGGTGTCGCGTGTGACCTGGAGCGATTGAACCATACAGAGATGGCGGAGTGTTCCGGCACGCATCAGTAGACCTCGATCTGACGATAGGGGCCGATCAGGGCCTCGACCGTCATGGGGATGGGGTTCACTATGTTGCCGATGTTGACCGGCTCGCGGTTTTCGTAGAAGTGGGCGAGGAGGAACAGCACTGCGTGCTTGAGATCCTGCGGAATCACGCCGAGAAAATGCAGCCCACTGCCCGCGTCGGCAACGTCGATGGCGGATCCGCCGCTCGTCAGGGAGAGTTTGCCGGTGCTGCCGCTGGCTTCGACGACGTAATAGTCGATGTCCAGCGCAAGCCCACCGGGCAGGGTGCCACCACTATTCGAGAGGCGGATTATTTCGCCACTGGTCAGCGTGCGACCCTTGGCAGTGAGTACATTCGTCGCGGCATCGATGGTGAAGGGCGTTGCCTCGCCGACGCGATAGCGCACAGTGACGGCGTTCATTTGCGCGCGGGTGCTCGGCCACACCTCGCCATACGCGGGCAGAATACGCGCCGGGGCAGAGGAGAGATCGACGGCATAGTCGCTTGCCGGCAAGGTCTGCGGCGCGCCGCTGGTATCGACGTAGCTGATCGATTCAACGCTGTGCACGATACCGCGCGGGAGCAGTATCCATTGCGGCTCCCGGTAGCCACAGGGAAAAGCATCAGCGATCATTTCCCACGTCTGCATGATCATGGCGTGGCGGGCGCGTTCTTCGATATGCCGCCGGGCTGCCGTGATGAGGCTGGAGATCAACGCATCATGCTCGTCGTGTTCGACGACGAGTTGACGCTTTGCCTCGATCAGGTCGAGCGGCTCGGTCGCCGGATGGGTGATGAGACGGAGCATGGTGACTATAGCTTTGCGGAGGCTTCGGTTTTCGCTTGCTTCGCAAGCTTTGGCCGTTTAGCTTCATCGGCCTCCTCGGCATTGATCTCGACGGCGACACCGCGGTTGATCCAGTGATCGGCGCTACTATCGGGTAGTTCGACCACGTCATCTTTGTGGTAGATGGTGGCCTTTTTGGTCCCGGCGTTGGCGTCTTTCACTTCCCGATCCCGCACAAACCTCACGGTTTTCATACTCGCTCCTTGTGCCTTTCACTCCCCTCTCCCTCGATGGCCCACGGAGGGCCACCCCCCCAGGAGGGGGGCAGGCAGGGGGGAGGGTTTAGTCCAGGATGGCAGACGGTGACGCCTGGCCGTCGACGGTGTAGCGCGCGCCGTAGAGGATATAGAGAATGGCCAGTACGGCGGCGGTCGCATCTCCTGCGCCGGCGCGGATGCAATCAAAGCCATTGTCCACGTCCAGATCTTCGGCTTTGACGTCCGCCACATAGAGGAGGTTCTTGGCGTTGGTGGCGTCGGTCGTAAACGTGTCCGAGGTCACGTCGAACGCGGCCAGGGCGTCGGCGGCATCGGTGTCGATGTTGCGATGGGCAGTCGGCAAGGCCAGGGCTTTCTCGCCAGTGCCGGCGACGGCTTGGGCCTGCTTGAGCGTGATCGCACTGCCGGTCACAGTGGTCGCATTGTCCACGACAATGAGTACAGCACAGCGCGAGTAGCCTTTCATGGAGACATAATCGGGCGTGCTGGTGGAGGGGGTGCGCGGCGGCAAGCCGACGACGACTTTTGCTTGTTCGAGAATTGAGAGATTGGGGTTCATGGCGTTCTCCTTCTGGGTCAGATGCCAGATGTAGGGGCGCAACATGCTGCGCCCCTACCGGGTGCGCGGTTCAACTAGGCGCGTTCATCCAAGGTCACAAAAGGTGAATACGTCGTGCTGCCATCCCTGGCTGCGACCGTCGTTGCCCACCACGGCTGGCCGGCGATGCGCATGACGAAGCGGAACGCGGTCACGTCGTAATCGAACCACAAGTGAATGGACACATCCTGACGAATGCCGCCCGCCTTGGTTGCGCTCATGTACTGCGAGAGGTCGGCAAAGAGGATGTCGCCCTTATCGCCCAGCGTTTCCATCGCCTGGGTGGGAATGACCGGCCGACCGAACAGCGTGGCATACGGCGACATGGAGAGCCCGTTGGCAGGCAGGTAGACCGGGACACCACCGACATTCTCGGTCCCGGCCACGTTCTTTACCGCGAACTGCATGGAAAAGAGCTGCGGCTCGATGTCTTGGTTGATCAACCAGACCGCGTTCTGACGACTCGGCGCATACATGCGCGAGTACATCTTCATGATATTGGCGGCGACAATGGTATCTGCCGCCTGCGACGTTTCCTTGGCCACACTCACCAATGCCGGCGAGCTGAGGATGCCGAGCGGTTGGCCTGCACCATTGCCCTGGATGATCGCCAGGTTGACCTTGAAATCGATCTTGCGCGGCGCTTTGCGGTTGATGTAGGTCGCGAGCGCGGCGACATCTTCGAGCAACTCGTCAGTCACTGGCACCAGAGCAGCGAGCTTGTTCAGACGAATCGTCACCTGATTGAGCGAGGGTTTGCTCTGGGCTTTCTGATCGCCTTCGCCTTCCCAGTACGCTTGAATCCCGCCAGTGGTCTGCCAGTCTGTCGTGGCATCGACCGGGACGGTGATGCTGTTGCTCATGCTGGTCAATTGGTCGGTGCGACCGAGCAACGAATCCTCACCCATCACCAGCTCGACGATGGCGGTGCGGAAATCCGGGGGCACGGCAAAGCCGCCGTCTGCGCCCGTGCCTTCACTCCCATAGGTTGTGGGCTGGTTGCGCACGTCGAAGCGTGGGTCCACAAGGCCACCCGGTGCAGCCGCGCGTTTGACGGCCGCGGCGAACTCACCGAGGTTGCGCCAGCCCCATTTTCCCCGATCTTGATAGACCGGCTCGATGCGGTTGGTCTGGCGGCGCGGCGTGCCATTGGCTCGGGGTGGCGGCTGCTGTGCGTGGGCGCGCGCCTGGGCCGGCAGAGGAGTGGGATCGTCGTCGTCCTCGCCTGGGCCGTCTGCTTCGGTCTTGCGCCCGAGACCGCGCGTGAGCTTCTCATTCTGCGCCTGGATGCGCTCGCGCCGTTCAATCTCTTGCTCGGTGCGGTTAAAGTCGGCAAAGATCTTGTCGAGATCGCGCTGCTCATCCTCCAGGAGATCACGCTTTTCGGCGTCTGCCTTGGCCTGGATCGTTTGCGCCTGTTCGTTGAGCTCAAACAACCGATCACGCAACTGCTCGATGGCGGTGCCATCGGCCATGATGACGGGGAATAATCCGCACGCGATCATCTGCTCGCGCAGTGAGTTCACGGGATAGAGACGACGCATCGTGTGCATCATGCTGACCTCCTACGGTGCTGGGCTGCAACCTGTTGGAGGCGCAGCAGTTGGGGTTGATAGTGATCCCGCGCGTGGCGCAGGGCCAAGACGGACTGCGGGACGCGCTGAAACCGGGAGAGATCGAAACGCGCAGCCAGTGCATAACTCTCGGTGACGTGATCGACAAATCCTTCCGCCTCGGCTTCTTCGGCAGTGAACCAGGACTCGGCGTCCATCCACCCGTGGACCTGCTCGACGGTCTTCTGCGTTTTGGTGAGGTAGACGTCGGCCAGGTTGTCGCGCATCTTATCGAGCATCTCGGCGGATTTGCGCATCGCTGAGGCGTCCCCCATCACGATCCCATACGGATTATGGACCATGAACATGGCATTGCTGGCCATGCGGACGTCCTCACCGGCGAGGGCGACGATGCTGGCAGCCGAGAGCGCCATACCGTCGATCTCGGTCTCGACGCGGGCCGGGTTGCGGACTAAGGCGTTATAGATGGCGAAGGCATCGAAGACGTTGCCGCCTGGACTGTTGATGCGCAGGGTAATGAGATCGAGGACGCCAAGGGCCTGGAGGTCTTTCACAAATTGTTTCGCGGTGACCCCGTCCCCCCAATAGGATTCGCCTATCTCATCATAGATCATGATCTCAGCGGTCTTCTTTTCCTTGGCCGCGGCGGCTTTGATGGTGTACCAGGGTTTTTTCATGTGCTGGCTCCTGGCGAGAGCGTGCCGTTGCGGTGTGCATCGACCTGGGCGGCCAGCACAGCGCGCATTACATCCTCGGGATCCTGAGGACGTTCACGAGGGGGGTGAGGGGAAAGAGGAGGGCCGATCGTAGGCTGAGTACCGTCAAGGGGGACCGCATACATATTTGTCGGAATTAAAAATAGATCCCCGATATGTGGCGGCAACGGGTTCTGGTCCTCCAGGCGGCGGACGTCGTTCACGGAAAGCCAGCCCCATTGCCGACCGGTCGCATAGGCAGCGTAGCGACTGCTCATATCCCCACGCAGCAAACTGGCCACATTCAACTTGGTGAAGAGTGTTTGGCGATTGAGACCAAAGAACTTGATATTGGCCTCTTGTTCGAGGCGCATCGCCCACGGGACTAGCGTATCGACGACAAATTCGATCGCTTGGTGCTCGATGTTTGAATTGTGGACAATGATTCCATTGGCAATAAAAGAGTGTCCTGCTACTTGCAAATCGTACACTGGCTCACTGGACAGCAATGCTATTGAGACAATCCGTGACAGTTCACAGCCTTCACTCTCAAAATCTTCACCGCCATACCGAGGATACGCCCGTCCTTTCTTCTCAAACGGTTGTCCATCCTTTAATCGCTGCTGATAGCGCGGGTCGTGTGACCAGATGCGACAGTTCTCTTCCGGATTCGAGCAGGTAAAGGTGTAAGAGATTGCCTCGAACAACTCCCCGTTCGGTAGAGTGCAGGTTGCCTGCTGTTCTCGCGCATTGGTCACGGGAATACCACAGGACATACAGAGATGGCGTATCTGTGAGAGCAGATACTCGTTGACGCTCGCAAAAGAGATGCGTCCTTTTTTGTCTACATGCCCGTCAGCGTCTAAATACCCCCGTACAAAGGCAAGGCGTAGTTCCACGGTCAGAAGAAATATCCAATCGGGGACCGTCTTGGTCCGTGCTGTTCCAGCAAAGCCGCACGCCGTCAATTCTTCCGCCGCAAGGACTGAGGCAAATCGTGTTTGTCGCTCGCCCTCCGTGAGCGTGACAGCAACAGTTTCGAGGTTCCTCGTTCGCCCATTACCGGCACGCCCAAAGGACTGAAACTCACGCTGCATAACAGCCCGGTAATGATCCATATACAACGCAGACTCACCACGCGCGATCGTGACTCCATGATCCTTGTTGATATTTCCATCACCGAGGAGCAGCCCGCAGAACTCCATAAATTCCACGCTCACCTCACGTGTCGGTGACGTGTGGGTTCCTGCAGTTGGTAAATTTTTGAGTACGACAATAGTGTCGCCGACTCGTAAATCTCCGGCTGGTATATATTCTGTCTCCCATCGAATTGATTGATATCCACCAGGGCCTCCGGTAGGTGCTGGATATTTTCGCCGTGCAAGAATCTTATGCGCGGCATTGCAACGGACCATTCTATTTGTGGTTCGCAACTCGAGTATCTCGTCTTCTCCAGAACACACGGATGCCTCGACTACAGACAGATGTAATCTACCAGAGACGCCATTCATGGACCACACTTTTTCACCTGGTTGCAGGTCAGCAATGGACTTCGGTCCGCCTTCGGCAAACACAAGTTCCGATGCG